TTTCATGGTCAATATCCTTTTAAACAGCAGTGGCCAGTTCTGACCAATTGGTTACCGCCTGGCACTCAATGACGCGCCGGCGAAGTTGCACAACCTGACCTTTAGAAAGATCAGCATCACCGAGCCCTGCGGCCCGGAGAATCTTCATATTCCGATACCAAGTAGTCTTGGCTTGCAGTTCTCTTGCATCTTCCCAGCCTTGCGACTGGATAAGCGCCCAGCAGCCCAAGGCGGCCTTGCCCTGCCCTTCAGTCGGTGCGGCGGCCATAACACGGGATTTAACGTCTGATTCGCTTTTCATTTCGGCGTCTCCGATCATCCGGCCAAAGTAGTCATGCCATTCATCGCGAAGCATGGCCGGGGTTACCGATTTCCAGTCATGCCGGGCAAACCATTCCCGGCCTAGTTTCAATTCAAGACGTAGCAGCTTGTTGGCTGCTTCAAGTTGATGGGGGGTGTAGGGGTAGCCGTCATAAGTCGGCTTTTTCATCATGTAGACGAGGTGCGGTCCCTTAGCGTATGCCTTGCCGCTGCGCATCTTGCTGCGATGTGACCAATAGACCGTATCGCCAGCTTGCTGAGAGACGCGATAACGGCCCCCCTCGCAATCACGGAGAGTCGACAGAGCGACACGAACAGCGGGCAGATCCTCAAGCAGCAGATTATTAGTTACATCGACACGGGAGACCTTCCAGCTATGGGCAGGAGGCAAGGTGCAACCGAGTTGCTGGCCGACAAAGGCGGCCATACGGTTAACACAACCAGCCAGATCAAGAGCCTGTGAAGCACCGGCCCCAAATACTGCATCGCCTTCGGCGATGATTCGGGCCGGGCTGCCCTGTATCCAAAGTTCTGAGCCGCCAGCCTTCACGCTGATCGCGTGAGTATCGGAGCGGATAGAGTCCCAAGCAGCAGACTCCCAACGCAGTTCCCCGGATTCGGCACAGATCCGCTGAACCCGATCACCGTAGCCCATGGCGACGGCCAGAGCCTCAGCATTGAGGCTTTCATACGGGGTGCGGATGGTGACCCAATCGAGAAGCATTATTTGGCCTCTCCCGCTGTACGGGGGGACAGTGAAAAGTGGTCAGGAGTCCCACCCATGGGACTAAGTGGCGGTGTTACTAGGACCGCCACCCGAAGAAAGGCCCCCCGACCTACCTTGGGGGAAGGGACATAGGCCGGGGGGAAAGCAAACAGATCACCCTGAACCTCAAGCAAAAGCAGCTGGAGAGGCTCAGAAAAGCGGTTTTTCATGGCGCGGGGGGAGGTGGTCAGTACCCCACCCTTACGGGGCGCGGAAAAACGATTCAGGAAGCGTTGAGAACTGGTGGTAGCTGGGGCACGGGAACCGGCAGAGAGCCGGGGGCGAGGTTCCGGCCGTGCAACGTTATTGCCCTGGCTGACGTCAGTGCGCGGCCTGATATGGCCTGCGGCCATGCAATCGGAGCAGACCCGGAAGCTTGTGCCAGTAGGAACGGTGCAGATACGGCAATGATGCGGGGCTGTTTCGTCCGAGAATTTGACCAGATAGCACTTGCGACGAAAACGAAGGACAACGGAGGAAAGGCGAATTACATAGGCGTTGTCAGCGTAGCCCATCTGTTCCAGCAGCTTAAGACAGTGATCGGCGGTAGCAAGACTTTCGATATAAACAACGTGATGGGGGATATTTTTGTATTCCCACATTTGCTTGATCATCAGCAGAAGCGGTTGAAGTACTACCGAACCTTTAAGAGCCATTTCCTTCCCCTTTGTTAAGACGTCTTAACAGTGTCAAGGCGATTTAACATTGTAGGTTTGAGGGGTGTCAAGCAGAATTAACAAAAAGGAGCCATTGTTATGACCCCGTATGAGCTGATTCAGGTTTACAAGCAGAAAAAAGGCATCCCAAGCGACAACGCAGCAGCGGAAGAACTGGGCCTGACTAGGGCTGCAATTTCGATTGTCAAAAAAGGCGGAGGGCTTGGCCCCGAGTATGCCTGGGCAATCGCTGAGGAAATCGGGATGGACCCGGCTGAAGCGATTGGGATTTGCTTGGTAGAGAAAGCAAAACGATCAGGGGATGCCGAGAAATTGGCGATATGGAAACGACGCCTTGAGGCCGTAACCCATTCATCTTTAAGCGTTTTTTTTGCTAGCGCCCTGCTGGAGGCGGCTAAGTTTTCAGGGGAACTCTGTATATTATGTAAAATTGAACCGTGGTACAGGAGGCGTCAGAATTCGCGTTTTTTGCTTGCTGGATAGATTGAATGGATTTCAGAAGAGTTTCTTTCGGGATAGAAATAAAGCAGCTTTCAGAGTTAACCGGTCTACACCCCTCCACACTGCGCCGCTATCGGCGATCCAATAAAGCCCCCCGGCATATCATAGAACTCATTGCTATCTACAGAGCGGGAAAACTCCCTAGCCAAGAGAAGACTTGGGACGGCTGGAAGATCATAGGCGAATGCCTGGCCGATCCAGATGGCAACACATACCACGTCAACGAGATACGTCAGCTACCGTACTTGTTCCAGCTGCAAAAGGAATTCCAGAAATACAGACGAGCACCCGCTCAGTTCTTACTGGACGTATAGATAATTACTATACGATAGGCGGTATTGACAATAAATAAGCCCTTTATAAACAAGGGCTTATTGTTGTTTTTATTTTTGTCAATCTTTTTATTGCGATAGGATTTAACAATCATTCGATTGCTGACAGGCGGGTAGCTTGGGTGATTTTGATGGCGCGTTCAAGCCTAGCCATTGAGGTTACAGGCTGTTCATCGTCAGAGATGGGGGCGGAGGCGCGCGCGCGCGCCCCCCTGCCCCCCTCTGTTTTTTCTTCATACATGTGATTGAAATAACCATCGCGAACGTAAACCCGGCAAGCCTGATCAGGGATACCAGAAATCGGGGTGGCCTGCTGGGTGTAACAACTGCATGAACGTTTAGAAGCAATGCAGGCAGCAATGCGGGGAACAGCAGACACCTTAGATGCCTCCTTGTCATATAGGGGAGCAGTGAAAGGGAGGCCAGTTACCTGAGGAGTGAGAGCAGATGACCAATCGGTAGCACGAGACTGAGAGGGCAGAACAGAGGTTGGGAGTAATGTCCCGGAAGAAGAAGAAGCAACAGGATCAGGGGCAGATGAAGGAGCAGGATCACCAAAGCCAGAGATAACACGATAGGAAGCATAAACAGCAAGAAGGCCCAGAAGGGGAAGAACCCATAAAAGAACAACTTTTAAAGGAACACGTTTTTTGTGTGTGTGAACCTCGGCAGATTTATAGAGATCATAACAAGATGTATCCAAAGGAACTTTAGAACGGACACACTCAAAACGAAGTTTTTTGGAATCCCGAATATCGACATATCCAGAACCAGAATGATAAAGGTAGGGTTTATGAGTGCCGAAAGAGCGGGAAAAGTGCCAGTGTTCATTACAACAATCACGAGCATGGATATGAAGGAAATTAGGGGATTGAGTAATGAAATAGACATCCCATCCACGGTGGCGGTGGGTCTCAAGAGCTGAAAGCCCTGGGGGAATTGGTGCACCGTTAGGACGTTTAGGAAAAATCTTTTGAGCTTCATCTATAATCAAAATGGCATCATCTGGTAAATGCTCATGCCATAACTCAGCCTGAGTAGCATCAAGTTCAAACCAACCCAATTCGTGTTTGCCTTTATCAGTGAGGCGAATTCCATGGTAATAAACTGGACGGTCAGTAACAGAACGAAGCCGGGAAATCACATTAAGGGTTTTAGAGGCACCCGGCATACCTGTAACGATAGTGAACATTATTTAAATACCAGTCGTTTAATAGTACCCCCTACCCCTTTAAGGGTCAGGGAAACAGCGTAAGCAGATAGCACAAGAGATATAAAACGATCAGCACCCGATAAGGCGACGAGGCCGACCAGATCCGAAGGGATACCCGTAAAACTGTTTTGAACCTGAATAATAAGTTGATCAAATCCATAAGTGAGACCCTGCAAAACAAGAAAACCAACACCAAGACCAGCAAGGACGCGAGCAGCGACAGAAACAAGAGAGCGACCGAGAACGAAAGCACCGATACCAGCAATGATAGGTAGAGGCATAAATCACCTTTAGGTAGAGGTTAAGGAGCGGCCAATAATGAGAGCTGCGGCAAGATAACCAAGGGCAACAAGAACCGGGTTGATCATGCCCATAACGTCACAGATGGGCTGGTAAGAGAAAGCAAACGAATTGCCGTAAACCGTGTATGTGATATTCCCAGGACAACCACCAGACAGGAAACCTGAATCATCAAGATCAGACACAATATCGGAGAAATCATGAGAATCCACTCCCGGATCACCGGGAGTGGATGATGGGAGCTGATTCTCTGGCAATGTGTCATCTAGGTATGTTTCGCCCTGTGATGAGTATTGCTGGCGGTCAGATTCAGATCCCCAAAGTTCCTCAAATTGCTGTTGTGATTCACAGCGGTGGTGCCAGTTGTTGAGAAAGATGGCGCATTGAACCGCGTCAAGATCAGAGGAGCAATCTGGTTCTTTAACCATCGTTCCCGGATTGCATGTCCCTTCTGAGTAAGATCCGCCCGGGCCTTCTTCGCCCTCCTCCTCTGCATCAGGAGTGCCATTACCATTTGCATCAGGATCTGAACCGTCAGGAATGCCATCACCATCAGTGTCGGGGTTGTTAGGGTCAGGATCAGAACCGTCAGGAGCGCCGTCACCGTCAGTGTCGGGGTTATTGGGATCAGGATCAGAACCGTCAGGAACCCCATCACCGTCGGTGTCAGGGTTCAGAGGGTCAGGATCTGTACTGTCAGGGGAACCATCACCATCGGTATCAGTTTCAGCGCCCGTCTTGCAGTATTTCTTGCCATTAACAACCGTGTAATTTGGGCAGGGAGAGTCAGGGGGCACATTGCAATAAGAATCTAGATTGGCTGCAAGGTAGCAGTCATTCTCATCTGTATAGTCGTCAAAGTTGCTACTGTCAGGGGCAACATAACTATCATCGCAGGCCTCACCATCTGATGTGTACTCGCGAGGCTTGTACCAGCCGGAAGATAGGCCGAGAGAAATACAATTGCCATCAGGGCAACCGGTATTGTCGAACCAACAATTGTCTTTACAAACTCTCCCGGGCGGATTTGCTCCATAATTCAGAGTTGTTTTTGTTCCAGGGGGAGTCGTGCATTCAGGGAGAGGAAGAGCACTAGCGCAACGAAAGACGGAATTTACCGAGACAAGGTAAGAGTAAGAAGAGTTCGCGCAATAATAGACTGTGGGATATACGCGCCCCGCCCCATCAGGTGGCGAATATTGGCAATAGTACTGGTTGCTCCCCGCCGTATCAGAACACCAAGAATTTGCAGCCGACTCACCCCAGACATAAAAACCACTACCGCCTGCCTGATTTGGGTTTACTGTAGGAACCGAAGAATCAACAGTTGGAGGATTTGAAATTTCCTGAGAATAGGAAAATGAAGTGATAAGAAGCAGGGGGAATAAAAATAAACGAATCATTGAAACATCCAAGTAAAGCCCCCCCGTGAGGGGGGGGGACAGTGTTACTTGATGAAGCCGCGAACGGCGTTCCAGATGGCGCGGGTAGCAGGGATGGCGAGCAGAGCAGCGCCAACCGCAGCCAGAGCGGCCGGGGCACCGTCGAGGACGGTAGTGACAGCGGTCATATCCATGATAGATCTCCTAATCTGGACGTTGATCACTAAGGAAACGTGAGATCTGGACGTACACGAAAACCGTCGCAAAAATCACCCCAATAGGCACGAGCAGATCATTGGCCTGCTCGTACGTAATCGACGGGAAGCTATAGAAATAGCTTTCTTCCGCCGTCATTACCGAGCCATCACAGGAGATAGCACCGGTAACACCATCGACGATCCAGACCCCATCGCATAAAACGACTTGATTACTCATTGACTACCCCTTAACAACATAGCTGCAAGAGCGGCTACCATTACGAAGAAGTAAATCCACGGGCCCGGATCGTTCATTAGTTAATGATCCCCTTATGCCGCTTTGGCGGTGGAGGGGATCACCGTTTCAATAAAGGCCTTGTTGTTCCGGTCCAGTGCGAGATTGCACTCGACCTGAATCGGGAACTTGCCACCCTTCAAAGCGGCAACTACAGCGGGTTCAACCGAGATTTCTGAGGACTCGAAGCCGTGAGCTTCAGCGGTAATACCACCGATGCGGGTAGGCTGGAGGACAGTAGCAGTCCAGAAGTCGTACGGTTTACCGGACTGTTTGCCAGTACCAGAGCGACGAACCAAACCGGCAATAATCATCAAATTTTTCATGGTCAATATCCTTTTAAACAGCAGTGGCCAGTTCTGACCAATTGGTTACCGCCTGGCACTCAATGACGCGCCGGCGAAGTTGCACAACCTGACCTTTAGAAAGATCAGCATCACCGAGCCCTGCGGCCCGGAGAATCT